TCTGGAGACACGCCCTCGTCTAACATTTTTTGAATGGATTCCGCAGTGTTTTTGGGCGCTGCACTCACGAACTTATCCAAAGTCCTTCTAAAGAAATCTTGGTTTCCCGCCACGCTTGGATCAAGGCCACCATAAGTCGAACCAGCTCCGCCAAACACTCCGCCAGCAAGCGGGTTTCTTAGAGCGCCACCGATTGTGGAAAGTACAGACCCTGATCCGCCAGCAACAGCGCCGCCAGCTATCGGAGAGATTCCCGGTATTCCTAAAGACCCGAGTCCGCCTAAAGCGGTGCTAAGACCGCCACCGATCGTGCTTGCTAGGCCTCCCAATCCAATCTTAGCCATGCCTGCGCCAGCTAAGCCGCCGATACCGCCGAGTGCAGCGCCGAGCGCGGTGCCGATTCCGGGGATAAACATTGCAATTGGCGCAACCTTCTTAACAACCTTCTTCAGACTCTTAAACGTCTTCTTGAACCAGCCGAACTCTTCTAGGCCAGTAATTGGGTTTAAGCTTGCGATCCCGCCGCCTACAACGTACTGCTCTGGGTCTAGGTCTAGCTCTTTAAACTTGGCACCAACCATGCTCTCGAACTGCTCGTCCTCGAACGCTTCTGGGGGTAGAACCACCTCGCCAACCCGAAGGTGGGCAAGCCTTGTGTCGCCGTTACGGCCTTCTGCTGCAAGCATTGCCGCCTGCTCTGCCATTGGGGCTTGCGCTGCGGCTTGTAAGTTTTCACCCGCAGCCTGCAAAGATTTTTGCTCGTCTGGGTCATCGGTCATCTGTTGCTCTTGCATGAGCATCATTATTGTCTGCTCTAGATCAGCGTTTGGTGATGACTCCATCATCATTTCTCCTTGATCGACTTCTCCGCCCTCAGCCATGCCGCGAAACTCTTTCATATCGGCATCTGAGATTGCGCCTCTACCCATGCCGCCCATGGCGAGATCAGCAGTCCTACGCATTTGTTTTTTGTTAAATGCATCGCGGAGCTTTTTTGATTTATTCTTGCGATATTCATCATCAGAAACCATGTCGCCCTGCCCAACGATACCCTTCAGCCGTTGCAATTCTTTGATGGCAGGTTTTTCTGGCAGGGACTCAAGAAACCTTGAGATGGCCCTAGTGTCACTAAAGCCGTTTGGCAGGGCGCTTTCCAGCTCCCAAGGCCAAAAGAACTGACCGCCAATGTTCAGGTAATCCTTACCCTCGACCATATCTCCGCTTTGCGACTCAGGCAGAACCGAAACCGAGGAATACTCTGATAACTCAGAATCAGAGGGCATGCCTGTCGTCACCAAGTTTGGCATGTCCGCGCCGCCTAGAAGGCCTTTAATACGGTTTTGTAGCATTTCATCCATTAGGGTGTACTCACTGTTACATTCCCAACTGAAGCCGTAATCGCTTGGCCTGAAGGGTAGGTTTGATGGCTATAGAGGTCTCTAAAACTATTACCGTCAAACGCTTGGTGTATTTGGTTAGTAGTATTGAAGATTATACTACCCGTTGCAAATTGAAGCTCGCTAATCTCGTCAGCGTTAAAATGAGGCGAGATCGTAAAATCCACCGCCCCAAGGTTCAATTCTAGAATGCGAACCAAGCGATTAAAAGTTTCTGAGCTGACAGATTCCCCCAAAGAGAAGGGTAATCTTGTCTCAAGCAGCCTGCTCATGCACGTCTGCCGCTCGGTTGCATATCAATTCTTGTCGATCCAAGCCGCCATTTGTAGCCTTTTTGGTCGGCAGCATTATTATCATCATCACTTTCAAACCGAAACGCTACCTGTCGCGCCCGGGTTCTTACATTGCTGAAGGTGCTTGTCGGGGTAACCTGACTGGTTGAGTCCGTTGTCAGGCTCTGCCCGGGATAGTCTCGGCTCTTCAGCACGATATTCATTGCAGGGTTCACGCTTACGCCGCTCTGAGTGACAAACTTCATATCTGGGATGATATTCTTGACAAAGGTAAACGAATCGCCAGAAGAGATATCCAAGTCCGCGCTCTCAATGTAGACATCAGTCATTGCGTCTTGGTTGTCATCAAAGCCAGTCTCATGCTCAAAGACACACTGCTGAGAGCTGCTGGTTGCCGTGGCATAGGGCAAATCCTCGATGCCTGCGTCAAGCCATGCATAACGGGTCAGAGAACCAATTGACCAATGATTCTCCTCGTAGTTGTAAATCACGTAACGACTAATCTCGCCAGTGCCGTCCTGTAGGCTTGGATAGAAGAACCAGACCTCGCTAAACTCGGTATTCACACCCATATGGCACTTGAACGCTTGGTCTAGATCTAGATCCTCAAAGACATACTCTTGCACGGTGCATGGCAGTCTCTTGACTGAGCCGCTGTAGAAGTAAAAGCCCGTCTTGCTGGCATAAAATACGCCGTTTGGCGCATTGACGGCAGACTTCGGTGAGAGCAGGCCAGAACCTTCATTAATTAAATTAATAGCAAAGGTCAGTGGTGGCCCAATGAAATTCATGCTGTACAAGCTGGTGTCAGTAAAGATCAAGATCTCTTGGCGAGACTTGATGCCGCCAACGATGAAAGAGCCAGAGGATAATCGTAGAGATCCTGCCGTGTTGGTTGCTGTTGGCTCAAAGTCCAAGTCATTCTCTTGATCGGAAAATGCCACCAACATCGGATCAATCACGCCAGTCCTGCTGATACCTGATATTGGGTCTGCGCCCAGAACCACCAAATGACGGTCGGTTTCTGAGGTAATTACCTGCAAGGCGACGGTAGGCACCAAGTTGGCACCGCTAACCTGAGAAAGCTCTTGCGCCCTGATACTGGTTCCGCTGTTCTCAACCCATCGGTAGATCCCAGCGCCGCGAGGATTGATGATCAGGTTCTCGCCGTAATTGTCGTGCGTCCACAGCCTAAGCTGGTTTACTGAACTGATTGATGACGCAGAGCCAAATCCGCCTGCGCCCCAAGTACCAACGCCCCAGCCTGACGACTTTACGAAAGTATCTAGGCCTACGTTAATTTGATAAGCGCCAACCACGCTAGCGCCGCCGTTGCCGCTATCGGATGCGTTTGCGGTAACTGTTGCGCCAGAGGTATCCTTAGCAGTGATCTCGTAGGTGTTAGGGCTGGTAACCAGAGATATCTGATACTCTTGGTTCAGAACCGTTGCAGTAACATTGCCGCCTAGAGATGCTGCGCCGCTAAAGGTAACAAAGTCATTGTTAACCGCGCCGTGAGCGGTGTCGGTCACCGTGATTGTGGATGAGCCGTTGGTTGCAGCAAAGGTAACATCGCCAGCAGATGTTGTCGCTCTGATAGGGGTTATATCGTAGTAGCTGTTGCCTTCTTCGATATAATACTTCCACGTAGAACCAACACCGAGGTAGCGCACACCCCCAAGACTAATCCAAGAGTGCAGCGCCCGACCCACGCCGAGGTAATAGTTGGTGCCCAGCTTTAGCCAGCCACCAACCTTCTCGACTCGGCCCTTTCTAAACCGAACGAGGTTACCATCTACCCAGCCGCCTTTTGCTGAATAATCAGTACCTTCCTTGTCGATGCCGGGTTGAAAATCTAGTGTCTGTAGCGGCATGAGCCATTACGCCAACCGTATGATCGCGCCGGTAGCCGTTGGGCTAGGGAAGACGATGGTGAAGTCGCCAGCAGTGCTGGTCTTGTCGCCACCGAAGTCGATTACCGCGCAAGCCTTGTCCGACTGGGTGTCATTGTAGATCATACAGCCCCTCGCCGTGATTGTTGCCGTACCAAAAGTTTTGTCGGCAAAATCACACAGGGCGACCGTCCCGCTAGTGGTTGGGGTAACCGATGTTATGGTTCCACCGCCCGACGTATAGTTTGTGCCACTAGCTTGGCCGGTTGTGGTAAAAGCCGTAGTCGCAGCGCCTAAAGTCGCGCTAGACGTGTAAAGCGCAAGCTTAAATGCGTCTCCGGTAGAGGCTGTAAAGTTATGTGTACCTACTAGCAACTCTTGCTTAAAGCTGGTAGGAATCGCACTGGTGATTGCCATGTCAAAGCTCCTTGATTATTTTTGCCATGTCTTCATGCCCTTGAGATGCTAATAAGCCTCTAATTGTTACACGGTCAGAAGCTACAGCGTTTTTCATACCCATCCATATTAAGGTATAAACTTGATCTCGGAAAGCCTCCGCCTGCAAACGAATGTGAGGCGCTGCCTCTTCCGAAATACCTAGTATCTTTTTCGTTGTTTCTTTTGCCCAAAAATCCACGTCATGGCCGCGATTGTCGGTGGTAGAAACCATTACCTGTCCTAACTGAAAATCTCCCTGCGACATATGACTACCCCTTGTACGGTTCTGGTGATGACGGCAACTCCACCGTCTCTAGATTGTGCTTCTTGACCATCTGAGCCAACTCAGACCGATCACAAACAACCCACTCACCCTCTGGGTTTGGCATTGCCACCTTTGGATTAGCCAGTCGGTGGTATCCATAAAGCCTCTCTTGAAGGGGCACGTTCTGGTCTAGCAACGACGACCTTGGGCTAACCCCAACCTTTATGCCAATGGCAATCATCTTGCATATCCAGAACTCTAAACATGCCCTGCCAGCTTCAGCAAAGTGCAAGTTATTCTTATAGCTAAAATCCATCCCAAACAGGTCAACAGAACCGACCTTGTTATACGCCGCAAAAGCCAGCGAGTAAGCAACCGTTGTGTTCATGTAAGCGCAACGCTGATCCTTGATGACCTCTTCTAGAGGGTACTCAACCAACGCCGGTACTCGGTCATCTAGCTCGCACGTATAAATCGGCTTTTCAAACTTCGGCAGTAGTTTTCTCATAACCTCCGTTTGGTTTCCCGCATCTTCGGTGTCAAGAAAACGGCTTGCCGGGTCAAGCATAAAGACCCTATCGCACTCAAAGACGGATAGGGCAGAGTTAATGACCCAGACCTCGTCCCACTCGACGCTGTTTTCTTTTCCTATAACGTAATCGATCTGGCTTGCGCCCAAGCCTATAATCGCTACCTTTTTACCTTCTAACTCTTTTATTGGTTCCAATTAGGTCACCCCTGTTCGTAATAAGTCATACCTGTACTCGTCTCGGGTTCCACGGCCTTCGCTAAGATTCTTCATCCTAGATATGCCTTCCTTGAAACGAGCCTCGAAGTTGGCTATTACGTCAGGAGCTTCCTTGAGAAACACAGCAGCCTCAACCAAGGTGCCGTACAGTAATGGATCAGGGTGATCCGTAGACAGAAGTGTCGTACCTGAATCACTGCCAGCCGTCAAAGACGCTGGTTTGTACAGGTAGTGCAGCTCTGCCGTGTAACCAGAATCTGGCACAGGCGACAGCTCAAATGCTGCCTCATCAAACAGAGAGTAATACTTTGGCCGACCAGTTGTCGTCGTGATCGGGCTGTATTCCTTGATGAATGATGGGTGCTTGAAATCCAGATAATGGTACTTGTTATTGCCGTCAATGACCGCTAACGAAAACGGTGCGTAATAATCGCTCGGCGTAGCCAAGAACCGATTGCTCGCAGTCAACGTACCCTGCACGTTTTTTCTTTGCTCTGGGAGCTGAACCATCTTGAAGATTCGGCTTTCAGACTCCTGAATAAACGTGTTCAGGTTGTTGTTGAACGTGGTTTCATTAACCTGCAAGTAATCCTGCACGGTCGATTTAAGCGTTGCTAAAGTGAAGCTCATGACGTAGTTACCTCCACAGTACCAACACTACAGGTTATTCCAAAAGTTTGCAAAGTTGTGCCCAAAATTCCATCTCCCACATTGGTGTAGACGGTGAAAAAATTGTTATCGTTCCCATCAGCAGCTTGGTCTGGCCTTGTGATCTGCAATGCCTGCGGGTCAAAGGGCGCAGGCTTGGGCATAAGCTGCGGGTGTTTTGGTGACCATTGGTCTGGCCCAACTAAAAGGCCATCCCAAGTCATCTTCATATCTTTTAGGCGATAACGAAATCCTGATATGTCACAGATTCCGTATGCCCTCTTGTTCGACGCATAAGCCATTATGCTATCGTGTAGCCACGTAAATCAGGGGCTACCCTAAATGACGCTCTGTCTTCGTCTTGCGACAGTGCTCGCTGAAATTCTTCTTCGTACAACGCTTTGAGCATCTGTACCTTGTCAGGCGCTCGCTTCATGGCCAAGTAGTAAGCCAAACCTGCGGCTAGGCACGGATAAAACCGAAAAGGTATTTGCAGTGTATTCGCTCCAGCATCGGCATCATCCATACGGCTCAAGACGTTAAGGTAAATGTCGTACTTAGAGTTCTGGTCAGGTGCAGGCCAAACCGTGATGGTCGGGCTAATCTGCTTGTCCACAAAATACTGGTTAGGCTTGCCCGTGCTGGATTTGACCGACATATTGGCGTATTCAGACCGAGACATGCGGGTCATCGGCACGTCTGTTGATACGCCTCCGATCGTTTCCCGAATAAAGACATCAAGGACATCGATAGTCGCGGTTGGGGTGACTGCGTCAATGGTGTAGGAGGTGGTGTCTTTGACCATGGCCAAAGTTTTTTGATTGATCGTCCACTGGTTCAAGCCACGGTTGGCCCACTCTGCAAGCATCAGGTTCAAAGACCTGTTTGCGGTTTTCAAATCATAGCCCGTGCGAAGCTCCAAGCCACAACGCTCAAACGCTTCTTCGACATAGTCTGCTACGTCTAATTCAAAATCTTTACTTCCGCTTACCGCCATCTTCGTCACCCGCGTATAGGTTGTTAAAAACCTGATTTACGTCAAGAGTATAGTCTAAATCACTTTTCGAGTAGTGGATATGCTGACTAGGCTTAAAGTCTGGGGCACCATCCCCAGCCTCAAACCAAGCAGGGTGCGTCACCCGTACTCTGTTATTGGGTAAAGCAACGATGTTGCCCGTCCACTCACCAGCATCAAGCAACTCTAAAATATGGCTTTGCTTGTGTTGAGCTGGATCATCCGCTATCTCATTTTCTGCATAATCCACTGTAAAATAATACTTTGCTGGATAAAATTCGCCATCGATCTTAGCAAGCCAAGGGCAAGGTGTGCAGCGGTCAAGCACGTAAGTAGCGTGATTATAAGAACTGCAATCCCAAGGTTGACAAGCCCAGACAGGCATTGCTTCAGGCCAATCGTCAAGTGGCGTGTCAGCGACCAAAGCCGTGATCGGCATCCTCGCCCACATTGCTCCTCCATGTACGTTTTGCTCGCTGTCATCGTCGTATGTTTCGGCCCCTGTAAAGATTACCTGAAACGACAAGCATCGAGTTGGCATGGTCGTTACAGCAATCGCCATCGCGTGGATGAACTCACCATGATACTTCTCATGGTTATGCGTGTACTCCTTCCGCACCCAGCACTTAAAGTGAGGGATATTGCTCTGAAGGTAGGCCACTATCTACGACCAAATAATCCCGTCTTTTTGGAAGATGGTTTTTTGATTCCACCTTTCGCTGCGCCTTTGGTCTTCATTGCGGCACCGCCTTTAGCGTAACCCTTGGTCTTCATTGCAGCTCCGCCCATATTCATCCCGGGAGGGGTTGCCTTATTCCGGCCTCGGCCTCTAGCACCCGCTCTCTTTCCGGGCTTGTAGCCGTACTGATCAGACAGGTCTTGAATAACGCTAGTAGGTTGCTTGGTTCCCTCTGCGCCTTGCACTGAGTCGAGCAAATTTCTTTGCGCTCGGCTCAACGTAGATCGACGCTGTGCGCGTGTTTTCGGAGCACCACCAAGACTGTACCCTTTTGCCTTCATCTTCATTATCGCCTCCCAAATAAACCGGAATTACCGGGTTTCTTGTTAATTGATCCGCCGCGAGCGGCAAATGTTTTGACCATTGTAGGCTTTCCGCCAACACCTTGTCTCTTAGATCTTTTTCGCGCCACTGCGCTTTTCTTCTGACTTTCCGTCATGCCTGCCGCTTTTGCCGCTGGAACGCACTTTGGGTATGACCTGCCACTTTTTTTTGATGCGCTTTTTCGGCCACATTGTTGGTATTTACCGTCTTTTTTTGGAGCGCCAATATCTACCCAATCTTCGCTAAACCATTTCTTTAGCCCAGTTCTAGCCACGGGGCACTCGCGTCTTCTTTTGCTTGTTTGGCATGATAGCGCCACAGCCACGACCCTGAACCATCACCGTTCCGCCCGTGTTCATTTTCTTTGCCATACTCTTGGCGATAGCGGTGCCGCGCTTACGCTCGTAACGGCTTAGCTTGCCGTCATTATCAAGATCGCTTTTCTTCGGATCTAAGCTCACCTCGCCGCCAGTAGCGCCTTTGTATTTTCCACCCATCCGCTTGTACTCCTGAACCATCCAGCCGTTTGCATATGCGCTCGGGTAAACATCAAACTTAGCCTTGGCCTTAGCCTTAGCTTTGGCGTAAAGACTAGGATTGGCTACATTTTTAGGGGCAGAAGAAGCCATAGTTACATTCCAAAACTTCCTTTATTAAAAAGGTTGGTGTTAAATTTCTGAGCCTGAAACGGCCCTTGATTGTAGGCAATTGGAGCGCCAGTCTTCAC